GGGTACTTTATGATGAATGTTGGATTGGCCCTCTAGGGGCGAGCTAATCCACTTTATTCATTCCGTTCGCATTCCACCGGTGCGGACGCGTATCACAAGGTGAGTGACATAATGGCAGAAGAAACGCTTGACGTTGATGACTCTGTTAGCCAAGAAAGCAAGCCAAACTGGCGTCGCGACATGGAAGCCCGAGCGAAAGCTGGGGATGAAGCGGTTGCCAAGTTGGCGCAGTTAGAACGGGAGTTGTCCTTCCGAGATGCTGGTGTAAACCCCGGAACAAAGCAGGGGCAGTATTTCATCAAAGGCTACGACGGTGAACTAACTGTTGACGCTATTCGAGCCGAAGCGGCTGAGCTTGGGTTGATTGGTGGGGGTGCGTCGCAGACGCCACAGCCACAGATTGACTACGGGGCTGAGCAGCGGATTGCTCAAGCAGCGGACGATGCTGGCCCTGTCGCATCACCAGAACTGATTGACCTCATTCGTAGGACATCAAACGAAGAAGAACTTCGTGCTTTGGTGGAGCAACACGGGATTACTTGGAACGCAGCGGTCTGATACGGGTGAGCCTTAGGGTAAAGGAACCCACAAATGGCTGATTACGTAGCCAACATGACCAAAACTGGCAGCGTATCTTCGGATACCGCTGCTTTCGAGCAACTCGCCTACTTCGCGCTGCGTTCGCAGCCGATGTTTGAGATGGTTGCGGATGTCAAGTCCACGAACCAGTCGCATCCCGGTGCGTCGGTTCAGTTCAACATCTACAACGATCTTTCGCAGGCGACTACTGCTCTGACCGAAGGTGAAGAAATCACCCCGGTTGCGATGAGCGATTCGACTGTTGTCGTTACTCTTGCTGAGTATGGCAACGCTGTCGTGACCTCTGCGAAGCTGCGTGGCACCTCGTTCTTGAACGTGGATGCTGACGCTGCGAACATCATCGGCTTCAACATGGCGAACTCGGTTGACAAGATCGTTCAGGACGTTCTTGTTGCCGGGAGCAACGTGTCGTATGGCGGTGACGCGACTGCTACTAACGAACTGGCTGCTGGTGACACGATCACTGCTAGCTTGATTCGTAAGGCTGTGGCTGCGCTTCGTGGCGATTCGGCTCCGACCTTCATGGGCGGCGGCTATGTCGGCTTCATCCACCCGGACGTTTCTTACGATCTTCGTGAGGATACTGCGGTGACCGACATTATCCAGTACCAGATTCGTCAGGATGGCGCTGGTGTGCGTAACGGCAGCATCGGTATGTTCGGTGGCGTGGACTTCATTGAAACTCCTCGCATCGACTTTACCGCTGACGGTGGCGCTACCACTGTTGACGCTTACAACACGGTGATCTGCGGTAAGCAGGCTCTCGCTAAGGCTCATAGCCGTGGCGCTGGGTTCGGGTCTGACCCGTCCGTTGTGTTCGGTCCTGTGACTGACACTCTGCGTCGTTTCCAGCCTGTTGGTTGGTACCACCTTGTCGGGTACAACCGGTTCCGTGAAGCGTCGCTTCAGCGAATCGAAACCTCGTCCAGCATTGGTGCTAACGCCTGATAGTTGGATGGTGTAAGGTAGAGGGGGCCGGGGGCCTGCGCGGTCCCGGCTCCCCTTTATCCTTTTGTGAGGTTTTTATGCCGAAAGTCGGTGGCAAGCATTACGCCTACACGCCTGCTGGGAAAGCGGCGGCTGCTAAGGCGCGTAAGAAGATGGCTGCGAAGAAGAAGAAGAAGTAACTATGGCTAGTGGACTTTATGGGGTTACGTTCCTCAACGCTTTGAAGAACGACCTTGCTTTGGATTTGGACGATACGACTGCTGACCGGTTCAAGGTTATGCTTGTTACTTCTGCGTACACGCCTGATTTTGGGGCGCATGATTTCAAAGCTGATGTGACGAACGAGGTTGCTGGCACTGGCTACTCGGCTGGTGGCGAGTCGTTGACTTCGGTGACGTTGACGCAGGCTGGCGGCACGATCACGTTTGATGCCGGTAATGTGACTTGGGCTTCTTCTACGATTACGGCTCGGGCTGCGGTTATCTACGATGATTCGTTGACGGATGACCCTTTGATTGCGTATGTCGATTTCGGTGCCGATAAGTCGTCCTCTAATGGCGATTTTGTTATTACTTGGGATGCTTCTGGCATCTTTTCTCTTGATTTGACTCCGTGAGGTAACTGATGGCTTTCCCTACCGATCTTGATGATGCTGCGGATGTTGGCGGTGGGGCTTTACCTGCTGCTACTACTGCGTTGAGCGATAGCGTTTCGGGGCATCCGAATCATGCTGAGATGCATCAGAATGTTGGCGATGCGATTTCTGCGATTGAAGCGAAGGTGGGGATTGGTGACTCGTCTGCTGCTGCCGATAGCGTGTTGGCTGGTACTGCTTCTGGGGTTTCTTCGTGGTCTACGACTCCGACGCTTTCGTCGGTGACGGCTACGACGTTTACTGGTGATTTGACTGGTGATGTTACTGGTGGTTTGACTGGTAATGTTACTGGTGATTTGACTGGTGATGTTACTGGGAATGCCGATACGGCTACTGCCCTTGAGACGGCCCGTACCATTGGTGGCGTTTCGTTTGATGGGTCGGCAAACATTGACCTGCCGGGCGTGAACACGTCGGGTACGCAAGACACCTCGGGCACCGCTGCCGTAGCCACGACTGCGACGTTGACGGACGCCGGGTCAGACACAACTTGTTTCCCAGTGCTCGCAGGTGCAGCTACCGGGAACGAGGGGCTTGAGACCGATGCGTCGGCGTTGACCTACAACGCCAGCACCGGCACCCTGTCAGCCACGACGTTCTCGGGTACTGCAACCAACGCAAATCAGCTTGACAGTCTGGATTCGACCCAGTTTCTGCGGTCTGACGCTGACGACACCACGACGGGTCGTTTGACGATCGACACTTCAACCGTCAGTACCGCCGGTCTCCAGTCGCTCAACATTACTGATGACAGCACTAACGGCACGGCAGGCATCAGCATCCAATACCCAAACAACACCGGGTTCGTCCAGCACGGCGTGTTTCGCATGTCGAACGCCAATGTTCATCGGTGGGTGTTTTTGCAAGAAGACAACTCCAGCCTTGCCGACGTACAGCTTCAGAACTTGTACTACTCGGGTTCGCTGACCAGCACGTCGGACGAAACGCTGAAAAACAACGAAGGCCCAGCGTTGGGTCTGTCGTTTGTGAACCGTCTTGCACCGTTCACGGGCACTTGGATCGGCGGTGACGGCGAGAAACATCAGTTCCTTGGCGCCCAGTCGGTTGAGGCTGCGTTGACTGCCGAAGGCGTCAACGCTGCCGATTATGGCATGGTTGGTGACGATTCTGAGATCGGGCCTCGCACCATGTCGTACATAGAGCTTGTGCCTGTGCTTGTGAAGGCTGTGCAGGAACTTACGGCTCGCCTTGCAGCCATCGAAGGAGCGTAAAGTTTATGGGAACTGTTGAGGAGGCGATGAACGTAAGCGTCGAACAGGTTGTGAAGGTGCTGCGTGAGCGGTTCCCTCAACATTTTGACATTTGTGTTCAGGCAGTCCAGATCGGCAATCTGGTTGAGATTATTAGTTCGCATGACCTGACGCCTTTTATGGGGGAATGGGTCGAATCTGAGGAGTAGCTGTGGCTACGAACTATCCGACTTCTCTGGATACGTCTACTGAGCAGCCATCACCGTTGGCGGCGACGGAGATGGACGATGTGGGGTTTGAGCATGATGTTGTTCATACGAACCATTCTGGTGCGATTATTGCGTTGGAAACGAAGGTCGGTGTTGGTTCTTCGACGGCTAGTGCAGGGACTGTTCTCGCTGGTTCTGGGGCTGGCGTATCTGGTTGGACTTCTACTCCTACTCTTTCCTCTGTTACTGCGGATTTGGTGGGCAATGCGGATACGGCGACCCTCGCATCAGCAGCGACTGCGCTCGCTACAGCGAGAAGTATCAACGGTGTCTCGTTTGATGGGACCGGAGACATTACGGTTGCAGCGGCAGCAGGAACTCTCACAGGGGCCACGCTTGCCTCTGGGGTGACGGCTTCGTCGTTGACTTCGGTTGGGACGTTGAGTGGTTTGACGGTTAGTGGTGACGCTAACTTTGATAGCGGCACGTTGTTTGTTGACGTGTCAACTAACCGTGTTGGCGTCAATGACACAACGCCTTCGTACCCTCTTGACGTAAACGGGGATCTTCGCGTTCAGGGAACCTCGTTTTTGGAGAATGCAGGCACTGGGCACGTCGCTACTTTTGGCAATGACATGCAAGTCCACGACATCAACGTGGCAGATACGATTTCGTTCCGTGGTGCGACGAACGCTAGTCGAGCTTACCTGCGGTTGGGGAATGGTAGCGCTCAGGTCGCTTGCGGTCCGAACGGTGAGGTTTGGCTGCGTGAGGCGTCCAACCAAACGGCGTTTATTGGCGCAAAGCAAACCAACGGCAACACTGGCTCAGGTGGAAATGGTTACATCGGCATCTCAAACTATTGCGGCGG